ATGATAGCCGAATACCAGAACAAATTCAATTCTGCGATAGTGGAGACACTCCTTGACATGGACGCCAGGTCACAGTCTTCGCTTGAGCATCTCATAAACGTTGTCGGGCAGAACCAATACGACCGCGGAGTGATCACGACCGATCCGGCAACCTCGATTATGCCCATGAGGGTCTCAATACCAAGACGCTATTCGCGTGCAACGGGCAAGCGTTACACCATGCTTCCCTGCTTTCTGCTCCCGCACTATCAATACACCAAATCGTTCATCTTCCTTACTCTTTACTGCTACAAGTGCAGGCGGTGCCAATCGGTGCGGGATCTCTGCAGCCGGACGGGAATCGCGGTTACAACCCTGTACCGCTGGAAAGCCGCCTTTATGCAGGACCTGAATTGTCTGATTCTCCGGTCTCTTCTGATTGTGATCAGATCAAGACAGATTGCACCGCATCCGGCGCATACCAGATGCCGAACAACTGTTCTGTGCCAGATAACGGTAACTGACAGCCTTCTGACCCTCCGATATCATGATAGTGAGCCTAAAACGAAGACGCTTTAGGTCCGCTCACTGCAGTGACAACACCTATAAGACCAACTGGCCGGTAACCAGTCTGTATAATCGACTTCTCTGGCTGATGAAGCCTGGTTGAAGTGCGTTCATGGAAAGGAGGCGCTCATGGCCAGGAAAATCCCGGTCAAAATAATTGTTCAGCTGAAGGATGCAGGCATATCCCAACGCATGATCGCTTGTACAAGAAAGGTCTCCCGAAACTCGGTATCAGAAGTCTTTCGTATCGCGGATTCGGAGGAAATTCACTACCAGGATATAAGCACGCTGGATGATGCCGCTGTCTACAAAAAGTTCTTCCCCAACAAGGACGCTGACAGTGCTGCTTTTGCTGTACCGGACTACGAATACATTCACAATGAGCTGCGCAGGAAAGATGTCACCATGGCATTGCTCTATCAGGAATACCTCGCCAAGTGCAATTCAGAGGGGCTGCTTCCTGTCGGAAAAACCAAGTTTTACGATGATTACGATGAATTTACCCGTCTGAACGAACTGACCAACCACCTTGATCATAAGCCCGGGGAGGCGGTCCAGGTGGACTGGGCAGGCGATACCATACATTACACCGCCCTGGACGAAAAGAAACAGGTTAAGGTCTATCTCTTCGTTGCGGCGCTTCCATACTCCATGCATGCGTACCTGGAGCCCTGCGGTGACATGAAGATGGATACCTTCATCCTCGCCCAGGTGCACATGTTCAATTACTTCGGCGGAGTCACCCGAAAGATCATCTGTGACAACCTCAAGGCCGGTGTCGTGGAGCATCCCAGGGAAGGAGAAATCGTCCTTACAGACCTGTACGAATCCTTTGGAGAGTACTACTGCTGTGCAATCATGCCGGCAGGGGTCAGAAAACCGAAGCAAAAGAGTTCTGCAGAGGGATCGGTCAACACGCTTGCGAATTCGTTTATCGGTGCGACGAGGAACAAAGAGTATCACTCCCTGGAGGAGATCAAGGAGGATGCCAGGAAGTGGCTCGAGGCATTTAACCGTAAACCCTTTCAGAAACGCGAGGGCTCCCGGTACGAGGTATTCATGAGTGAGGAGAAGGGAGAGCTCCGCGCGCTTCCTCCCACGCCATTCGAGATCACCCATTGGGAGATGGGCTACAAGGTGCAGAAGGACTTCCACGTCAGGTACAGGCGGAACTCTTACTCCTGCCCTTACCAGTACTACCGGAAGAAGGTAGACCTGCTTGTTTCAAGTACCACCCTCACGATCTACTACAAGGGAGCAAGGCTCACCTCGCATCCGCTGTTTCCGTCGTTTGCAAAGAACAAGTACTCTACGCATCCGGAGGATATGCCGCCGCAGTTCCAAAACCTCTCCCCCTGGACAGAAGATCGCTATAGGAGCTGGGCCAAGTCAATCGGGCCGCATACCAGCACCGTCATTGACATGCTCTTCCGAAGCGTGAAGATCCCAGAGCAGGCGTATAACTCCTGCCATGCGGTGCTCGCATTGAGCAAAAAGTACTCACCGGAACGGCTGGAAACCTCCTGCGAAATCGCCTTGTCACGCGGAATTCCCCTGCCGCGGTACCGGATCCTGAACACCATCCTCTCTGACAGCCAGGATATCGTGTATCGGGAAAAGGAAGCCGCTTATGAGAAGGAGCAGGGACAGAAGGCAACAGGAGGCTTTCTGCGGGGGAGCAGTTATTACCAGAATGCATCTGGAAATCACAGTGCGTCTGGGCAGGTTCAGAGCAGTTCAGACGGTCAGAGCAGTAAGGAGGCAGCTGCCAATGGCAATGCTTGATGCAGAAACCGACCGCAAGCTCCGGGTGCTGGGCGTCCCGGAGATGGTTGTTGCGTATCAGGAACAAACGAAATCCATGGATCGGGTCAACCAGCCGTTTGAGAAGCGGCTTGCTGAACTGGTCGATGCAGCCTATCAGGCCAAGTACAACGAGAAAGTAGAGCATCTCCTGAAGGCTGCTCATCTCAGGATTCCCACTGCGGATGTCACTCAGATCCTGTACGACGATAAGAGGCCATTCAGCAGGGAGCTTGTGGATGAACTCGCCACCTGCCACTTCGTGGAGCAGCACACGAGTCTGATCATCCAGGGTTATCCCAGCTCAGGCAAGACTTACCTGTCCTGTGCCTTCGCGAAAGAGGCGTGCAAGAAGCACTACAAGACCGCTTACATCCGGATGAGTGATCTTCTCAGCGCTGATGAAGAGGCACGCATATCCGGGATTCGCGAGGAGAAGCGGCTGCTGCGGAAGTACAGCCAGTACCAGGTACTCGTAATCGACGAATGGCTCACCACTGGCGTAGATGAGGATGAGGTTCGCTTTCTATATGAGTTGGCAGAGCGCCGCTTCGACTCCACCAGTACGATTTTCGCCACCCTTCATGACAAAGCCGAATGGCTGGCCTGTCTTGGAGAGGGGGCCCTCTCCGAGTCGATCATCGAGAGGTTTACACACAATGTCATCGTACTGAACACTGGAGAGAACGACTTCCGGGCAGTTTTCGAGCACCGGGATCCGCCATCTCTGGGCTCCTTCGGGGCGACAGCCAACTGAAGGTGGCACTGAAGAGCGGAAACAGAGGTTTAATTCACGGAAGGCATGCTCCGTCCACACGACGGAGCATGCTTCATTGTTCCGGAATACTCATGCAGATGAAGATTCTGCATCGCTTTTTTTCTATTCCTGGTCAAATAGCCTTTCCACAGTCACACCCCCCGAAAATAGCAAAGCTACAGTCTCGCCAGTTAAAAATTCATCCAAATAGCCTTCCCACAGTCACGCCAGACCAACTTTCACATTTTTTCTAAAAGAAAACGCGGCACACGCCTCTCTTCTCAGAAAGACGGATGCCGCAGAAATGGCTTAAAAGCAGCGTTTTATTAGGGACCCCAGCATAAAACTACATAAGCCGAAGCTTCAAGCGGGAATAAGAACAGTTCCTGGCAAATCAGCCAAGGACTGTTCTTTATTTTTGTGCTAATTTTCTAGGAATATTGCTTGCTATATTCCGGGCACAGAGTGATGTATGTACTACCAAAACAAAGGAGGTACATACCATGAAGCTTACATTCAACGTAACCAAGGAAAACAAGAAGGCATTCGCAAAGGCCATCGAAGCGATAACCGGAGAAAAGGCAGTTTACCAGTTCACCCCGACCTACGCCTTCCAGATCGGCGACCTTACCGTAAACCGGGATGCAACCCTTACTGCTCCAGACGACAAGGACATCGGGAGCCTGCTCGAAGCCCTAAAAGCCCAGGGGTATGAACTATCAGAAACCGAGGGAGCCCCGGAAGAAAAGCCGAAGGAAGAAGCACCTGCCGCAGACGAGAAGCCGGAAGATCTTGAGGAAGTGCCGGAGCTTACGGTAAGCCTTCCGCTTACCACTGCAAACGTCGGAATCCTCACGAGCATCCTCTCCTCCAAGGGGGACCTGATCCGGCACGCCCTCGGGGTCACAGACCTTCGAATCAATGTCACCGAGGACAAGATTGAATTCCTTTGGTTCACCCGGGAGCTTACTGCCGAGGAAGCCAAGGCCTATACCACTTTTCTTTCCCTGCTATGCAAGTTCTCGAAGGAACTGAAGCACGCCAGCAGCAGGCCGGTCGAAACGGACAATGAGAAATACGCTTTCCGCTGCTTCCTTCTCCGCCTCGGCTTTATCGGACCGGAGTACAAGGAAGCAAGAAAGATCCTGCTTCAGAACCTGACCGGTAATTCAGCATTCCGGCATGGTGCTCCTGTAAAAGTGGAATCTACTGAGGCGCTGAAGCAGGAGGTGGCAGAATGAGATTTCCAAGCGAAGAAGAGATCCGAAACCTTCGTGAGCACTACCCGACAGGAGCCAGAGTGGAGCTCCTTGAGATGCAGGACGAGCAAGCCCCGCCGATCAGAACCAAGGGAACTGTCCGCTGCGTGGATGACATCGGAAGCATCGGAGTGAACTGGGATAATGGGAGCAGCCTGAGCGTGGCTTTCGGAGCAGACTGTTGCCGGTCGCTGGTGCCGGAGTTTACACAGACAGTACGGGATCAGATCCTGAAGATCCGTGAGAGTGGTGAAAGCAACATGCTCCTCATACCAGCAGTCCAGCGGATTGCATCCGATCTTGGGTACTATGAGCTGGTGATCTTCATTGAGGATCACAGGAAAGCCTACGTGACCTTCATCATGACGGGGCACGTCTAAGATCCACAGGTTTTGCACAAGAATTTTGTGCAGTTTATGGCCTCCATTTCCTTGCTATATATCGCCTGCAGAGTGATATATGTACATGCCAAAGGAAAAGGCAAACAAGCACAAAGCAAGGAGGACAAAGCCATGACAAACATTTTCGAAGAAACCTACAACCGCATTCAGAAAGCAAAGAAAGCCTACAAGGAAGCCACTACTGCAGAGGAGAGGGACACCGCAAGAGAAGCCGCGAAGGAAGCCGAGGACAAGATCGATGCGATGGGTGACATCGCCTGGAAGATCTGGAGGGCCTACGAGAAATCAAGAGACAACGAGAACGAGATCCTCGATTTCGACGACATCATCTGGGACCGGGATGTGGAAGCCCTCACCGCCTGCATGAAGGAGAACGGCATCAAGGCCTTCACCTACTCTTGCCGGGCAACCGATGCGGTCGAGACGCTTTGGCTTTTTAAAGAGGCAGGCTGCACGATCGGCGAGATGGTTGAGGTCAACCTCCGGAAGGACTTTTTCGGAAAAGGCTACGAAAAGGGCCACGCCTTCAGAATGACACTGAACTGAAAACGGAAAGGGAGGGAGCCCCGCAAAAGGGGCCTCTTCCTCGTACAAAATACACAGTTTCCGGGGCGGATCTTTGTGACATATATCCGGCGAATCTCCTTGCTATATAGCGCTCGTAGAGTGATATATGTACATGCCAAAGGAAAGGGCACACAAAGAAAACGGAGGACAAAGCCATGTGGAACAAAGGAAGCCTTTTAATACCAACAGACGATGGAGAGAAAACCTGCAGATACTGCGTAAAGACCTGCGGCGAAAAGAGTGAGACCTACGGAATCGAGGACGGCAGGATCATAAAGATGGAGATCAGGGTTGACGGAAAGCAGACCCTCCTCTACGAGAGAGGCTGGGAAGTTGAGCCGGAGGATGAAACAACCCAGCTTGCCTACGCGGTACTTATTAAGAAATTCAACTAAGCTTCAGGAAGCGTTGCTGAAGCGCAGAGTGCACAAACTGCAAAAGAAATTTTGCTGCGGCGGGGGGAGGGAAAAATCCCTGTGGCCAGATCATGGCTGACCGCCGCCCCCTCTTCCGTTAATTTCCGCGAAATTGCAAGAGGGGGTATTCAAGTCCGACACCAGCCTCAAAGCGGCTTATTTCCGCGCTTTATCGTCTATCTAGCAGCGTCATAAAGTTTATATACTTCAGATAGAATCGGCCAATTGTATCGATTTTCGAGTACATCAGGCGCCAGCTTTGTAGAAAGGCGTTAGTAAGAAAACGGGTTGATAAGCAATAAGTGCATCTTGTAGTCATCAAATTGCAAGCAGATTGAGCTCCTTAACATCTCCATAATGGTGTACCTTCTTGGGATTCCTGGATGCAAAGAGAGCGTCCGCAAGTTCCCCAATCGTGGTCCTCTGCCTGTACGCTGCCCGGAATACGAGGTTGTAACGGTTCAAATACTTGGTAGCCACGCCGCGATATTCGATATAGCGGTGCTTGATAAAGGAGTGAAGGTTGTTCACAGTGTTCAGATTGAAGAAACCTGCCGACTCCTTCTTCACATTCATGACCGTGATTCCCAGGATCTTGCCCAGTCTTGGATACACATTCATGCCGTCCGTCAGGAAAAGTGTTCCCTTCTGGACATGACCAGTATAGATATCAACAACATCCGCACTGGAAGGCCTTGCCCGGTTCTCGGATTTCACGATCAGATCGCCAGTCTTGCGCTGTACTGCGGTGCAGATACAGATCTGCTCGTCTGAAAGGCCGCGTTTGGATGCGGGAGTGCCACGCTTGCGGGGCTTTCGACTGGCATCAGGGCCAAATTTCGTACCTTTTTTGGACTCCGGAACGTAGGTTTCATCCGCTTCCACGACATCTTCCACCGTGGCTGGCTGCTCCACCTGCATGTCCTCGAGAGCAAGCATGATCTTATGCCGCATGAAGAACAGACTGCTATGGCTGATCTTGCATCCATGGCTGGCAAGTGACTTGACCGTCTTATCCAGAGAGGTCCCCCTGAGCGTCTCTTCCAGAACCTTGGTCCAGATCTCAGTACCAAAGTGTGAGCCTGAGAGCAAAGTGTTGCTCGTTGTAACAAATGACGTTCCACATTGCCTGCAGATGTATGCCTGTTTTCCATGTTTGTGTCCATTCCTAACAACATGAGCATTGGAATGGCAGATCGGACAATCCAAACGGGGAGCAATCATCTTCTTCGGAGAAGAGGTTGCACTCTCATGGGAGAAGCCCTCCATGAGCTTGTTAACAAGAAGAATCAGGTCGTCCCTGGAAAGATCTCTGGCTTCGGTCAGTATGCGCTCAATGCAGCTCATAGTCTTGCCCTCCTGGCAAGACTATTGTAGTTCAAGTTAGAGAAGGCCGTTGTACAGCAGAATGTACAAAACGGCATATTTTATACTTCTGCTAAAATGCTTTGGAGCTTATCAACCCGTTTTCTTACTAACGCCTTGTAGAAAAATACCGCACCAGAGCGAAACTCTCCGGTGCGGCACATTTTAGAATACATCAGCTATTGGCTGCCAATGCTCATCTGCCATATCTTCGGCAAACACAGTGTTATTGATATAAAGATGGTTATCCTTGTCGCGAACAAATCCCCAGTTCAGTTTATGGGCAGACGCATAGTGCTTGAATGCTTCAAACTTATTCTGAATCTGCCGGTCAATGTTCTTATCCTTTCCTTTTGCCTCTCCACCTTTTGTTTCAATCACCCAGATGGTACCGTCTTTCTTCTTTATGATGTAGTCAGCGTAGAAGAGCCACTGATGCCAAAGCGAATCCAGATATACGATAGAGAAGTATTGCTGACCGCTGTCGCCGTTCTTGTAGACCCAGTCTATATCGTCACGACCTTCGCAATACTGCTCGAACAGCTGCTCAGGGATACTGCGGATCAGCGAGGTGGCAAATCCGGAAGTGTATTCCTTATAAGCGTTGCTCAGATATTCGACTTCTTCCTTCACACCCGGGTCGTACTTGAAGAAGTCCTGATCCGGAATGTGAAAATCCGATACCTTTGGTTCCGGCATGTGCATCTGAATATTGCGCTCGCCCTGCTTGGACGCCGCTTCTCTGAATTCTTCCTTGAGCAAATGCTCATAGTCGATAAAGAAGCGGGCAATAAAAACACACAGATAGCCACCCCGCGCTATTCCGTAAATATACTTATGTTAGATAGGATAACAAATTAGAAATTTGTGGACGAGAAAGGATGTCAATTTTAGAAAAGAATAAAGTGGGGACTTACTATAAGCGAAAACGGAAAAACATTGATTTTTTGTCTGATTATTTGGATCAAAAAATTTTTGTCAATATTCACCTTGCATGTTATTCCAAAAGCTCCGCAGGCGGACATCACAGCCGGATAATCTGCTGCCATACCTTTTGTGTCTCGATATAGCCCGCGTAATGCCGCTTTACATTTTTGCAATATTTTTCAAATTCCGTGGAGATGGTCAGAAAGCGCTCATCCTGAAAGTTTTCAGCCATTAGCGGCACGGCGCGCTCAAGAGAAGACCTTATGGAGCGCATCTCTGTCTCAAATTCGTCTGGCTTGGTAATGTAGCAGAGTAGTGGCTTATACCTCACCCAGCCCACACATGCCTTGAAAAAGCGCGTGACTACCTGAGGCGACTCGGCGGTTATATGCGCAAGATGTATCGGCAATACGCCATCCAGCAGGTGCTGATAGTATGAAAAGCCGTCGTGAAACGCATAGCACGGCACCTTTAGGACCTTGCGGTCCCGGAGCATGGTGGAGAGGAAGGTATCTTCGCCTCTGGCGCCGGGCGGGTTATAAAATGGCAGGGAGCGCAGCGGATCCCGGAGGTTTATGCATAGGTTCGCTCCAGAGATGAAGCGGCAACCGTTTTCCCAAGGGACCTCTATCGTCTCCGGTTTTGCCAATACTGCGGTGGAGGCATAGGTGACTCCGCCTGTGGCCATGAGTTGGCGGATGGTGTCCCAGTTTATTATGTCGTTGCTGATGGCCTCGATAAACAGACGGAAATCCGACTCACCAAGGGTGTTGTTGAAGCGCATCTGCGGAATGGGCGAGATATATCCGCAGTGATAGCCGTTAGTGTAGTCGGCGTCTTCAATCTCCTTGAGATGGTCGTAGAATACACGCTGGCCGCTCCAAAGACACAGGTCGTTGTTGTTTGTGACAGCCATTGGATATTCGTCATCGTCCAGAAACAGCAGATAGTCCATTTTCAACTCTATGGCGGCGAGAAGTATGGCATTACGTTTGCCAGCATATCCGGATCCGAACACGCGTTTTAATGCTTCAGGTGACAAGCTATCCCGCTGCTCTAATTCGGCAAGCTTTCGTGCGGTGTTTTTGGGGCCGATGAATATTATGTCGTCGAATGCGTCCACTATGTCTTGTTTGAGATTTGTAAAGTCCGTGGACTGGGTATTCTGATAGTTGAGGTCGTAGGAAACAAAAAGGCTCAGGTGTACATCGATGTCCTGAGGCAATTCCTTTTTTGTTTCATTCCAAGTGGCTATGTAGGCGTTCAGTACTTTTTTGAATGAGCGTCGCCCAGTGGCAAGGCCTATTCCGAAATCTATTTTTTTCATTATCCAGTTCCTTTCCCTGCGTTTCGACAAAGCCGATACCAGTCTGTTTTTTCATGCAAAAATCACTAATTATAATATAACAAAATATCGCCGCAAAAGCAAATTCGGACGAATGAGGGTTGTGGTCATAGTTTTGCGATATAACTTTTTAAAACATATGATTTTAAGTGGGATAAGACAGTAAAAGGCTTTATAGAGAAAGAAGAATTGATTGTATATTAATAGACTGATTTGCATATCACGAGGAACTGAATTTAGTTGAGAAGACAGCATAACTGTTCGGAGAGGTCAACGGTCGAGATAAACAGGCATAGTTCTCCGTTGACAGTCCCGCCCATCTGCGCTGACGGGTAGTAATCAGGGGGAGCGAAAACCGAATAACACCGCGCCATGAGCCGCAGAGATTTTTTGAAAATCCTGCGGCTTTTTTGCTGCCCTTTTTTCAAAAAGGCGTTAGTTAAGAAACGGGTTGATAAGCGATCGCCTAGCATGAGACCACTAATCCCTCACTTTGAGCTCGAGCTGGGTACACTTCTATCCGTGCTGTGTTGCATCATGTAACAAAGTATCACCTAGATTGCCTAAAAGCATACACCTACTTGCCGAGCATGTGACTATAAATAACAAGGCGTTAGTTAAGAAACGGGTTGATAAGCGATCGCCTAGCATGAGACCACTAATACCTCACTTTGAGCTCGAGCTGGGTACACTCCTATCCGTGCTGTGTTGCATCATGTAACAAAGCATCACCTAGATTGCCTAAACACATACACTCACTTGCCGAGTATGTGACTATAAATAACAAGATAGGCATTATGCGGAGAAGAAAAGAGCTCCAAATGGGGATTCTATATCTTCATCGGACATTATCGCGTCGAGAGTTCACCATGGAGGTTGTGGTATGGAACCCATCAACCCGGTTCTTTACTAACGCCAATAACAAGATAGGCATTATGCAGAGAAGAAAAGAGCTCCAAATGGGGATTCTATATCTTCATCAGACATTATCGCGTCGAGAGTTCACCATGGAGGTTGTGGTATGGAACCCATCAACCCGGTTCTTTACTAACGCCTTCAAAAAACTTTGGCTTAATTTGCAGGTTGGTGATCTAGCCTAATAGGCAAATAGGTCAGTAGCCTTCATATCGCAGATCCTGAAGAAGTCTGAAACGCCGTTGAGCACTGTTTTGACCTTCAGCAGTACCTCATCGGCATGCATTCCTGCATACTTTCTTACCATTACCAGCAGTGCAGCATATCTGTTGATGTACTTCGTTGCCACTCCTCTGTACCCACGGTTCCATTCATCAATCTTGGAATGGAAGGAGTTAACATTGTTCAGGTGGTCGATGGAAGTATAGGACTTGTGATCACCGAGAACTCGGAATTCGCAGTTCTTCCAAGCAAGGACTTTCTGATAGGCAGTCTTGCCATCAATCCAGACAAAGCTATGCTCTGCAAAGTTCGGACTAATCTTAGCAATGTCCTCTGCTTTCGGAGTAGCCATGTTGGTAGCTCTCAGTACTGCGTCTCCTTCTCTCTGGACTGCAGTGACGAGGCATACCTGTTCATCGGAAAGGCCACGCTTTGAGGCTTTCTCTCCTCTGTAGCGCGGCTTAACATCTTCTCGTTTCTCGCCCTTATGGCTGTTCAGAATATACTTCTCGTCCATCTCTATCTCGTTTGAAACCACAGTTTCGCTGGCAATAGATTCCAGAGCGTGCAAGAACTTCATCCGCATTCTCCAGACAGTATAGGTACTGATGCCAAGATTCTGAGCGGTCGTATGAATCGGAACCTGCTGAAGAGTATCCTTGATCAGCTGATCCCATTTGGAACGATCCTGCTGGGAATAGTAGGTAAGCTGTCCATAGTCGACCACAGTTCTGTGATTGCAGGAATGACATAGAAGCATCTGCTTTCCAGAGTTGGCTCTGCCTCCTCTGGTCCAGTTCGGAGTCTCAGAACCGCACTTAGGGCATACCTTGATGCAGTAACTCTGAGAAGTCTTATTCAGGATGGCACAATTCTCCAGATCAGACAGGAGCTTATCCTTCTGATACTGGTACAGACTGGAAAACATACTGGTAATTTTCTGAAGATCTTCGATATCTGACATGGTTTTCTACCTCTTTATACAGGTAGTCTAAGCTGATATCCCATAATCACTGTACCTCATCAGGTACAGTGCTCAAGAAAATCACCAAGTCGCTAATTAAGCTTTCTTTTTTAATGTGTCCAGAAAGGCGAGCATGCGTTCGCGCTTCTGCTGTGACAAATTTGCCATGTAAACACCTCTTCTTTATTTCTCAATCATTACCCGGATCTTTGTCTTATCAGTCTTTTCCAGTGTGTCCTGATCAAGGCAGCGGAGACGTTCTGAACGGATCAGCGCATCCACAGCCGCTTTGCCGTAGCTGTCCAGCGACGCATACATCCGGAGCGTTTCCGAGTAGTCATCAGCTATTGCCCATCTTCCGAGCTGATCGATGCCTTCTTCTGAAAGTCTGGGAGAAGATGCATCATCTGATCGTCCGGTCAGGTAATCAAGCCTGACGTCAAACAAATCGCATAACTCATTCAGTTTATCAAAATCCGGCATCCGCTTGTCTGTTTCCCACATGGCTACCGTTCCTTTTGATACGCCAAGATTATCTGCGAGCGTTACCTGCGTATAGCCGTTCTTTTTTCTCAGTTCTTTTAACCTTTCTCCGATCATAACGAATACCTCCTATGTGAGAATAATATCCTATTTGATGTGCTTTCGTCAACCATATTTTATTTATTTGTAAATATTTATATTGTTTTTGTGAGATACGTGTTGACATAGGTAACGCATTGTGATATTTTCAAAATGTAAAATCTAACATATAGTGAGATTTTAAGATCAACAGAAAGGAGGAACGGGAAATGGAGAAAACCACCATCAGTGTTCAGGAGATGGCCGCTGAAATGGGAATCAGCCTGCCGAAAGCATACGCCCTCGTCAAGGAACCGGACTTTCCGACGATCCGTGTTGGCAATCGGATTCTGATCCCGGTAGAAGCGTTTCATGAGTGGCTTGTCGTTGCTTCCAATAAGAAGAAATGAGTGCATCGAAGACGTCGGGGGAAAGGAGGAAAGGAAAATGATGGAACCGATAACCATTGATGAGCTGAAGCAGAAACGGATCTGGGTCTGCTGGCATTATGAAAAAAGAAAAGATAAGCAGACAAAAGTTCCGATCACTGCATCCGGGATCCATACCGGCACGGACGACAGTCATTCCGGAGACTGGATGACTTATCAGGAAGCCCGTGAAGCTGCCGGGAAGAACGGCTACGACGGAGTCGGCTTTGTAATCCCGAAAGGGTTCTTCTTCCTTGATGCCGATGACAAGCAGCTTGACGATCCTTTCATCAAACTACTGCTGGAGCGCTTCCAGTCGTACACGGAATGGTCCGTGAGCGGAACCGGGATTCACATCTATGGCCAGTGCGATCTCAGCAAACTGCCTGTCGCGGAGACAAATGATGGAAAGCTGAAGATTGATACAGCCCATTATTATGTAAAGAATCCGAACAACCAGCTGGAACTTTATATCGGGGGACTCACAAACCGCTTTGCCGTATTCACTGGGAACGTGATTGCGGATAAGCCGCTTGCCGTCTGCACAGAGGCGCTTCTGACTACATTCAACAAGGACATGCGGAAAAAAGAGCCTGTCCGCTACAGTGAGAAACGCGATTCAGGTTCCGAGGAGGATTTTGACCTGATCTGCTCTCTACGGAAACAGAAAAACGGCGAGAAATTCAAAAAGCTCTTTGACCTGGGTGACTTCAGCGATTATGGATCACAGTCAGAAGCGGATGCCGCACTCTGTGCGCTGATTGCTTTCCGAACCGGAAATGATCCGGAGCGCATCGATCGTATCTTCCGCGATTCTGCCCTGTATCGGCAGAAGTGGAAACGAGAGGATTACCGTACTGCCACGATTCAATATGGAATAGATGCCTGTGGAGGACAGTTTCACCGCTCCGTAATGCCGCATGAAGACTTCATCCGGTTTGACGCAGACGGCATGGCATATGTTTCTACTCCCAAGCTGGTAAAGTACGTGCGGAAAAATCTCATCTATATTCTCGTCCGGGACAGCGGCAAACAGGGACTTCTGAAGTTTGTCTACAACGATGGCGTTTACCGTTTATATTCGAACGACATGTTTATGGGCGAAATCAAGAAATTTATTGCCGCCTATGATGAAGAGCTTGTCTGCATGAGAACTTTGAATGAGACGCTGGGACAGATCAACACAGATCTCAACTATGTCAGCCAGGATGAGCTGAATGCAGACGAGTCGATCATTAACTTCAAAAACGGGCTTCTTCGTGTATCAGAAGACGATCTCGAACTGGAGCCTCACGATCCGGCAATCTACTCCACGATACAGATCCCCTGCGAATGGACAGGAAAACCATCGCCAACGCCGGTATTTGACAAGTACATCAAAACGCTCACGGATAATGACCCGGGCGTAGAACAGCTCTTGTTAGAATTCATCGGCGCATGCCTGTCCAACGTGAAAGGCTGGCGAATGAAGAAAGCCCTGTTTCTTGTTGGAAAAGGCGATACAGGAAAATCCCAGCTTAAAAGTCTTGTGGAACTTCTGCTCGGGAAAGGGCAACTTCGCAAGTCTTGATCTGAGAGAAATCGAGGCAAGATTCGGTACGGGAGTGATTTATGGCACGAGACTTGCCGGAAGCTCAGATATGAGCTTTGTCACGGTGACGGAACTGAAAACCTTCAAGCTGCTCACCGGAGGCGATGAAGTACACGCTGAGTTCAAGGGGCAGCAGGGATTTACGTATCGATATAACGGCCTTCTCTGGTTCTGTATGAATCGTCTCCCGCGCTTTGGAGGCGATGACGGACAGTGGGTATACGACCGCATCATGGTGGTCAAATGTCCGAATGTAGTTCCCAAGGAGAAACAGGACAAGCATCTGCTCGACAAGATGTACGCCGAGCGTGATGGCATTGTCTACAAGGCAATTCTGGCCTTTCAGCAGGTGCTCAGGAACGGCTGCCGATTCTCGGAACCGGAAAGTGTCCGTAAAGCCCGGGAAGAATACATGGCGGATAACAATACGGTGATCAGCTTCTTTACCGAATGCATGTGCCGCAAGGAATCCGGCAAGGCCGCAGATGGATGCACCACGAACGCCATCTATGATGCCTACCGTTCATGGTGTGGGAACAACAATAACGGCTATGCCAAGACAGCGAAGGAATTCCGTGAAGCACTATCGTCGTACCTCGGAACTACCTACAAAGATATGACTGTTCATACAGAGCACGGCACCTGTTTCCGGGATTACACCCTGAACGAGGAGGCAATGGAGGACTATTCCGGTTTTCTCCGTTATGCATGACCACAGTAGTGTCAGTTCTGTCAGGAATCCTGACAGTGTCAGCTTTCAAAAAGTCAGTAATCATGCGGGTTTCAGAGCTTTTCTGACAGAACTGACAGTATTTCTTATACCGGCACAGAAAATCAAAAGTTCTGTGTGGAATGTGAAAAATAACAAAAAGGGTGTAGGAAGTACGCTCTGTGGAAATGAAGTTCAGATTTCTGTCAGTTCTGTCAGGAATCCATCGAAAAGCCAGTAACCATGCGGATTCCCGGGCTGACAGTTCCTGAAATTACTGTCAGGCAACTGTCAGTTCTGTCAGCGAAGGAGGTGATGCCCTTGAGGGCCCTTTGATAATGAAAACAGCAATGACTCAGGAAAACAAGCCAGGAAGGAGGAAGTCAGATGATGCTCAGACCATGTTTACCAATCGTGAATTATGATTTGCCGCTGAAGCCGGAAGACCGCAGCTACTTCTCAGATGAGAAATATGAGTGCGTGTCCCTGTTCCGGACCAAACAAGGAGCCCCTGTTCTGCTCCTTGAGCGCAGAGATCCGGCCAGACTGTGCTGGAAAATACAGACCGGTTCCATAGCAATGTATTTTAGAAGTTTCAGCGAAGCCAACGCCTACTGCAAGAGAAATTATTATGACCTGCACGGCAAGCGGCTTCAGACTGTCTAAGAAGGAGGAAATCAATTATGGCAGTATTTGGATTACACAAACCGAACAACGCAGATGGAAGATTTGTCTATCTTTCATCACACAAGACCTATTCCAGCGAGGATTACGCCAAGCAGAACTACAAGCTCTATCTGACAGATGAGCTGGACAAGGACGAGCATGGACGTATTTTCACCTATTACCGTCTTCATGCAATGGATGCGCACTCCCCTGAACAGGCGATGCGCTACAGCATCTGCTGTCCGAAGTGCGGCGCTGTCCTGCGCCAGATCGGAAGAAGTCTTAATTATCACGACCTTGGGCTCTATGAGTGCCCGGAGTGCAGTGCAGAAAAAGAAGGGAGAAACTGATATGGGTATCTATAACGCAGTCGGCGCGGCCTATGAGACCGCATTCTGGAAAGCAATGAAAACACACGTCATTGACCGTGCTACGATGGAGAACGGAAGAAGCACGGATACGGACGCATATTACCTCCCTCTCGGGAAACAGAATGAAATGGAAAACGCGCTCACAAAGGAAGATTCATTCCGCAGTATCGCTACATTCATCCGGGCATATGATCACGACAGCAGGATCCTCGCCTGTGATACCGAGGACACGGCTGCCTTCATTAAGGAAACTGAGGTAATTCCTGCCGTAGACGGACAGCAGGACTTCTCCAAGACCCCGGTTGATGTCTACAAGCTGGCGGCCCTTGTCTCTTTCGATGAAGATTTTGTAAATGATTCTGCCTTTGACTTCCAGAAGTTCCTTCTGAGAAGGTTCGCCCGGGTTATGGGAAAAGGCGAAGAGAAAGCCTTCATCAACGGCACAGGCAGCGATGAGCCGACCGGCATTCTGTATGAAGAAAAGGGCGCTCCGGTAAATGTCGAAACCGCGACGCTTGCTTTCGATGACATCGTTAAACTGTACTTTTCCATTGAATCCGAGTACCGGGATCACGGCACATGGCTGATGAACGACAAGACCGCCTTTACGCTCCGCTCCATGAAAGACAGCTCCGGAAACTACCTGTGGAGAGGTTCGGATGATCTGCTCTTCGGCAAGCCTGTCGTCATTTCCAATTTCATGCCGGATGCGGAGAGCGGGAAGTCCCCGGTTGTATTCGGAGATTTTTCCTACTACTGGATCATCTGCCGTAAGCCGGTGTCCGTCCGTGCTCTGCGTGAGCTGTACGCCCTGCAGAACAAGGTTGGATTTGTCGGGACAGAATATCTGGACGGAAAGCTCATCCGCCGCAAGGCTGCCGGACGCATTCTGGTGAAATAACGGCTCGCATCCGCTCTGTGGCAGACAGATTTGCATGGGGTTAATACCCCGTTTGAATTCGCGTTTTCTTACACGGCAGGGGGCGGCGGTCACGTAGGCGATTCCCTTTTACGATAATGACCGCCCCTGCCCTTTATTTTGCAGAGGGCATTCCGCAAAAAATCTGAAAGGAAGGAGGTACAGCGGATGAATGCTGAAACGCAACATGTCACCGAGAGAAACATCGGCGGCATTACCTACATCATCGAATCGGTAGCCAGTGAATCCGCTAAAGAGACAGCCTATGACAAAATACGAAAAATAATTGAAAACGAAGCCAAACACATGACAAAAAACGAAAATACAGAGCCAATAGAGAGAGCATCCTGAAACACTTGACTTCTCCGGCACTGGGAGGGATAGATAGACTACCCGCTTGAAGACTGTCGGAAAGGAGGTAACCATGATAAATACACTTGCAACAGCAAGACAGTCTTCTGCCGTACCGGAAAGCGAAAAGATCACTGCCTTGTACTGCCGCCTGTCACAGGATGACAAGTTGCAGGGCGATTCCAACTCCATCCGCAATCAGAAGATGATGCTACAGAAATATGCGGATGAGAATGGATTCCCCAATACAGAGTTTTTCGTTGACGATGGCTTTTCCGGCACAAACTTTGACCGTCCGGACTGGAAGCGTCTGATGGCGCTTGTCGATGAAGACCGTGTGGGAACGATCATCGTCAAGGACATGAGCCGACTTGGAAGAGATTACCTAAAGGTCGGCATGTACACAGAGATGGTTTTCCCGAATGCGGATATTCGCTTCATCGCCGTAAATAACGGCGTCGACAGCGACAGCCAGACAGAAAACGACATGACGCCGTTCATCAATATTTTCAACGAATTTTATGCCAAGGACACCAGCCGGAAGATCAAGGCAGTCAAGAAGGCCAAGGGCGAGGCGGGCAAACCGATCTGCTCGAATCCGCCCTATGGCTATATCAAAGATCCTGGGGATAAAAACCGCTGGATCGTAGACGAGGAGGCAGCAAAAAATGTGAAGGACATATTTCAACTGTGTATTCAGGGATATGGTGTGACAAAGATAGCGAATATCATGACAGAGCGCCATATCCTGAACCCAAGCGCTTATGCCGAGGCACATGGCAGAAAATCACTGACAAAGCGAACTTATACAAGTGATTACACCTGGGTCGGCCCTACAATCTCGCTAATGCTCTCACGTCCGGAATACCTCGGGCACACCGTAAACTTTAAGACGTACACTAAGTCATACAAGAACAAAAAGACATATTACAACGATCCGGATAAATGGAAGATCTTTGAAAACACGCATGAAGCTATCATCGATCAGGACACTTTCGATATTGTGCAGCGTATCCGCCAAGGAAAGCGCAGGATGCAGCCAATCACGGATGAACCATCCATTCTTTCCGGTATGCTCTATTGCGGCGACTGTGGTCATAAGATGTACCTCAAGCGTAAACGTGCTAAAGGACCCGAGAATGACGCCTTTGTCTGTTCACAATATCGCCATTCCACAGGTGCCTGCACCTCACACCAAATCCGGGATAAGGTTGTAAAGCAGATCGTTCTGGATGATCTCCGCCGTGTGACCTGCCTTTGCACGTGAGCACGAGGGTGAGTTTCGTGCAGATAGTTATGAAGCAGTCTGAATCCGACACAGACCGCGATCTCCGCAGACAGCGCAAAGAGCTGGAAGACGCTCAGAATCGAATGAATCGTCTAGACACTATCGTCAGCAAACTGTATGAAGATAACCTTGACGGTAAAATCTCCGATGAGCGTTTCATGCGGATGAGCGCCGGATATGACAACGAGCAGAAAGAATTGGAACAGCGGATCAATGCGTTGAAGGCAACAATCGGAAAAGAAGAAAAACAGTCTGTGGATATTGAGCGGTTCCTTGCACTGGTACGGAAATACACAGATCTACAGGAGCTGACCGCAGAGATCGTCCGGGAGTTTATAGAGAAAATCTATGTTTACCAGACACAAACCATCAACGGGCATCGGGTCCGCCACATAAAAATTGTCTACAACTGCATCGGGGCCTTCACAGCTCCGGAGCAAGAAAAAAAGGTCTGA